TATTAAAGAATTGTTTTTGTCCTCTTACTATTTGACCCATTAGATCTCCTGATTTTTGTAAATCAGTTTGTTCTAACATAGATCTTCGTTTAAGTTCTAACTCATCAATTTTGGTATTGTATTTCAATTCCATTTCTTTGATTTGTAGTTCATAATCTAGAAGTGCTTGTCTCATTTTACCTTCTAAGTTTTTAGCTTCTGTTTCAGCTTTTAACTGTGCACGTTGGTTCTCACCTTGTACTTGAGCTAATGTTACCTTCTCAAACTCAGTTGGTGGTTTAGGAGGTATTGGAGGCATTGATGCTGCACCTACTTCTGGATCCATAAAGTAAGGTTCTATACTATTTAGACCTGCATTTTCAACTAATTTTTTCAAAGAGTTATAAATATTTCTAAGATTAACCATTGGGCCATGAACATTTTGTTGTAGATTAATTGCAGACATTTGTCTTTCTAATATAGCATTCATTAATATTAACTGTTGTTCTTTTGATCCAGTACCTAATCCTACTTGTACTGTTATATTAACTCTGTCTTT